GTCCTATATGTTGCTCAAGGCGCTCGCGCATCTTTACAGAGAGTGGACGGTCTATCTGAGATTGGAGGTATAGCTTGTGCGCGTCATAGCACAGCTCAAGCCTTGACCACTCCCCTTCCACGATCCGCCGCGCGATCTCGCGCCACGCCTCGGCTTCCGTCATGCGCGCCCCCCGATCCACGCCCGGATCGCGGCCCGCTGGCCCGGGGTCATCGTGTACCCGTGGTCGCTGTATAGCGCGTAGCAGTAGGTGCGCTCCACCTTGGCGCGGTCCAAGGTCCGCAGCGTGTCGCGCAGCTCCTGCTCGGTGCCGCCGATCTGCCCCGTCTCGGTACACCAGATGGTGCGGGTGATACCCCGGATCGCCTCCAGCCGCCGCTCGGCCGCCAGCGTCAGCGGCTGGCCGTAGCTGTGGAAGCAGAAGATCTGCCCCACCGGCATCCGGTCGGCGTACCGACGCATGGCGTCGGGCGGGCTGTCCGTTCGCATCCCCGGGCAGCAGCGGCCCGGGGTGGTCGGCGTGGCGTCCAAAGCGGGCTCGTTGCCATACTGCCACGAGACGGCGGGCCACCGCTGGCGGTCGCTCTCCCAGACGGCGGGGTCGCGGTAGCTGACGGCCAGCACGTCCCACCCCTCGGCCAGCGCCGCGTCGATCCACTGGCTGCCGTAGTCGTCGCCGTAGAGCGACAGGCGGACGTGCCGCACCCCCATCTCGCGCAGGGCGGCGATGTCCTCGGGGCGCAGAAGGTGGCACACCACGCCGACCACCATGCGGGGACGGCGGCGGGTCAGCCGGTCCCACAGGTCACGGATCCAGCGCGTCATGCGTCCTCCCCGTCGAGGGCGCGGAGGGTGGGGCAGGGATGGTAGCGTAGATCGCCATCGTCATCTTGGCATTGGGCGCACAGAACCAGCGTCCCCCACCCAATCGGCTTGTAAATCGGAGCGTGCAACGCCCGCACCCGGTCGATGGCGGCACGGAGCTGGGCGTTTTCTTCGCGCAGCGTCGCCTTCTCCTTGCGCGCGCCTACAAAGTCTTCCACCAGAACGCTGCGTGCACGCCGCAGCCGGTCGTTCTCCTGCCGCAGTAGTTCCATTTGTGCCTGCATCTCGTCGCGCGTCATGCGTCACCGTCCAAGGCGCGGAGGGTGGGACAGGGGTATGGCAGGCAGTATCCAGTTTCGTCACGGGAATGCGTGCAGCGTTGCAGGCGAGCGCCAGACCATATCGTGTACTCCTGCGGTGCATGAAGCGCCCGCACCCGGTCGATGGCGGCACGCAGCCGGTCGATCTCCTCCACCAGCGCCCAGCCCTCCCCGCTCGCCAGCGTGGCGCTCGGGTGCTTCCGCAGCCACTCCTCCACGCGCGCCAGCCGGTCGCCGTACCCGGCGCGGTGCGATGTCACGCCACCGAACGCGCCGTCGGCGGCCTTGTCTGCCGGGTCACTGGGACGGTCAGTCACGGTGGCCTCCAGTCAAAGCGGCCAGACCCACGACAAAAGCCAAGAGCGCCGCCGCAAGCAGCACCAGCAGCGCCAATCGGACCACCGTGTCGGCGCTCACAGATCGTCTCCACGGTGACGCGACAGCTCGATCATCGCCTCTGCCGCCATGCGGTCCAACAACTCCTGCCGCTTCCGGTCGCGCTCACCAATCATGCGATGCATCGTGCGGTAGTTAAGCAGCGCGATCACGTAGCTGCTGGTAAAGCTCGCGAAAAAGACCGCCGCGAAGATGCCGAAGTAAAAAGTCAGGCCCATTCGACGAAGTGCTCCGGGAGAGGGATGTAGCCCGTGCCAGCCGGGTGCTGGTGAGGGTCGCACGCCAGCAGGTAGCGCTGCAGCAGCGTCACCTCGCCGGTCTTCCAGTGCGTCTGCCGCGTGATGGCAAGCCGGGGCCGCGAGCCGCACGTGCGGCATCCCACCGCCGGCTCATCCTCGCGGAGCACAGGCTGATGCTGCAGCCGCGTCGCGGTCGTCCAGCTCCGCGAGTGCTCGCGCAACTTGGCCGGGACCGGGAAGCGGGGTTCGTTGCGGATCGCAATGCTGACCGCCGCCTCAAGCTGCTCGGTGTCAAGGTCGTGCAGCGCGTCGTGGTAGCCGTACACCAGCCCCTCGAGCTCCTTGTCGCCGTACTTAGGGAACACGGTGTTGAGCCGAGCGAGCTGCTTGGCGATGTGCACCTTGCCGACGGTTTCACGCATGAGAGCCTACCCCCTGCGCCTTGGCCTTCTCGCGCGCTTCCTCAGCCTCGAAGTGGGCGATCACCTCGTCCCACGTCTGGGCCTTCTTCGGCGCCGCCGCCTGCGCCGCTGCGGCCACCTCGGACTCGGCGTCCTTGCGCTGGGTCTCCTGCTGCTTGCGGAGGTAGCCCCGGAACAGGGCCCCGTTCCACGCATGCCCGTTCGCCTGCAGCTCCATCAGCGCCATCCCAATGTCGTGGAGGGTGACCGGCTTCCCCAGCGCGTTCCCCAACCCTTGCGTCAGCCCGCGCAGATAGGCGTCCACGCTCGTCGGACTCGGCGCCGACCCCAGCAGCTCTTCGTACGCGGCCTGCATCAGTTCATGCGGAAACGTCAGGTAGGCTTCCCGACCGTTCGACGTTTGCGGCGGCGGCGGTGAAGGACGTTCACTGGGGTCGTTTATTGGGGTCGTTTGGAGGGGGCCCGGACCCCTCCCCCCCCGGGGCTCCGGACCCCTCCCCGGGAGGGGTACCGGGCCCCTCCCCCCCGGGGTCCACGACCCCTCCCCCCCGGGGGGAGGGTAGCGTTGACCCTCCCCCCACCTGCGCCACCACGGGCTCCGTCGGGATGGGGTCGTCCAGCCGCACCGAGATGAGGCTGGTGGCGGTCCCGCCGCCGGGGTGCACCCGCCGAATACGCGACAGGTAGCCCATCTCCTCCAGCTCACGGAGGCATCGACGGAGGTCGCGCACGTCCATGCGCGCCTCGACCGCCAGCGTGGAGTTCGAGGCCCACACGTTGTCGCCATAGCGGTCCGTATGGAGTCCTACCGCCAGCAGCGCGCGGAGCTGGGGATAGGTCAGCTCCGGATCAAACAACGCCCGGGCCGGGATGATGCACAGGTTCGGCATAGGGTCCAAAGCATAGCCCCCCGCTGCAGGGGTGGAGTCCGTCGCGCCGAGCAAGGGGGGTGTCGGCGGACGGCACCCTGCAGACGGGGGGCCGGGATGCTACGGGCTCGGCGTCCTGCTCCAACAGGGCCGTGCGTCAGTTGTCCCGCACAATGCCACCGGAGCGGTGATTCGTCAACCCGTAGGGTATGCTACGTGCTAGTGCGGTGAGTTCTTCGCATCCCCTGTCTGATAAGCGTGAGGTCCGAGGTTCAACTCCTCGCTGGCCCATCGTCGTTCGTTTCGGACGCGCGCCCGTAGGCGTGCGGCCTCTGCCCGCGCGTACTCGGCCTGCTGCTCGGCGTAGATGCGGTCCGGGACGGCCGTGTCCGTCCAGCCGCCGTGCGCCATCAGCCCCTCGCGCGACACCCCCAGCGCCTTCACCGCGTCCACCGCCGCGCGCCGGATCCCATACGCCCCCCGGCCCGGGCGGTGCGGCACGCCGGCAGCCGCCTCCACCATCGCGAACTGGGCCACCACCCACCGCCGGCCAACCGGGCGCGCGGACAGGTGCCGGGTGGGACAGGCCCGTGCTGCCCCGCTGCGGCCCCCGGGAAGCTGTCCGCACGGGAATAAGGGGTAATCCTGCCCTGAGCCCTCCAGCTCGCTCAGATAGCCCTCCAGCGCCTCTAGCGCGGCTGCCTGCTGGCCGGCGGTAAGCTCGACCACCACGCCCCGCTTCCGGCCCCGGCCGCGCACGGTCAGGGTGCCCCCCTGCAGGTCGAGGTCGCGGCGCCGGCAGCGCACCACCTGCCCCAGCCGGAGCTCGGCGCCCAGCGCCAGCAGCAGCCGGAACCGAGGGTCGGCTTGTTCCGCCGCCTGCAGGATCCGGCGCAGCTCCTCGAGGGTGTGGCGGGGTCGGCGCGGCTCCGGGCCGTCCCCGGCCAGCCGGTGGTAGTCCTCGGCCAGCCGGAGGCGCCACTCCCGCTCCGGGCCGACGATGCGGACCACGTGGCCCTCCTCCACCAGCCACCGCGCCACGGTGGCGGCGCGCTGCACCACCAGCTCGGTGCCCCGGTGCCCGCCGTGGCCGGCCTCGCGCAGCACGGTGAGGCGCCACCGCCAGAGGCTGCGCCAGTCACCCCGGGTGAGGGTGCCCCACGGCCGGTCGGCGCCCCAGTGTGCAGCCGCCAGCGCCAGCGCGCGCGCCACCTCCTTCCCGTGCCCCGTCTCGCGCGACCAGCGGCCCGTGGCCGGGTCCAGCGCCACCTCGGCCGCCTCGCCCACGGTCATGGGGCCGCCGCCCGCCGCAGGGCGGATCCACTGTCGCACCCGCTGCCCCCAACGCAAAGGGGCGGACCCGTGGCCCGCCCCTTTGTCCTTCGCTCCGCTCATGCCTCCTGCGCTTTCTCCGGCTCACCCGGCTTGTCGTCACTCTGGCCCTGCTCCTGCGCCGGCCCCTGCATCGCCTGCTGCATGTACTCGTCCCACGCCATGGTCAGCGGCACCGGCTGCATCCGCCCCCAGCGCCGTTCCTTGCTGCTCCACTCCCACATGTTGCCGGCGGCCGTCAGCACCAGCAGCTTACCGCTCGCGCCGACCGTCATCGACACCGGGATGTCGTGAACGGTCTTCTCGGTCACGTCGCTCATGCCACCAGCCCCTCGGCTTCCGCCGCGTCCTCGTCCATGTCCTGCTGCGCCGCCCGGTCGAACAGCACCAGCTCCACCGCGTGGGCCATCACGACGTTCTCCTTCTCTATCGCCCACGCCAGCAACTTCTCGAGGTGCTCCGTGCTCATGTCGCCCAGCGTCCGCCCCTTCACCGTGATGCGCAGCGCCTCGTCCAGCGTCGGCAGCGCCGGTGCCGGCGCGGGGAGGGCCGGAATCTCCTCCTGCGCCTCCCCGGACGACTCCGTGGGCGCCACGCTGGCCTGCCCCATCTCGTCGCTGGTGTAGAGGCCGCTCAGTTCCTGCGGGAACGCCTTCCGCAACGCGAGCGCCTCGGCACACTTCGCCAGCATCACCGCCGGCATCTTGCCCCACAGCCCGCTGGGCTTCCCTTCCTTGGTCAACTGCCGGTATTCGGGCAGCGTGGCGACGGCGTACAGCGGCTGCGCGAAGTCGTGCCGCAGCACGCCTACCCGGGCGGCGGCCGGTGGGTGCGACTTCAGCCACACGTCACACCACACGCCGTCCTCGCCGCACCACTGCGCGGGCGTCTGGCCGGCGTAGCGCGCTGTGCGCTCCGCGATCAGCCGGAACCCGTCGATGCTCACCTGCACCGCCATCACCTCGCGACGCTCGCGGCTGTCCCAGCGCTTGATGGCGTAAATCTGCCGCGCGAACGGGTCCAGCCCGGTGCGCTGCACCTGCTGCGCGAACAGCGCCAGCTCGTCGTCCGTCGCGCCCTTGGCGATGGTGCGCTTGATCAGCTCCACCTGCTCCCGGGACAGCGCCGCCCCCTCCATGGGGGCGACGGTCCCGTTGTTCATCTTCGTCACGGCAGTGCTCACAGCTCCCCCTTGTCGATATTGTCGAGAATCTCGGTGTCGAGGCCCCACATGTGCGGTTGGCGCCGCACGCCTTTGATGTCCTCGTCGGTCCAGTGACGAAGGACACGGCCCACCGCACGGCGTACATCCAATGCATGGTCCGTCATCTCGCGCATTGAGTTGTACATCAGCGTCGCTCGCATATGCCCCATGTCAACAATGCACGCCACGATGTCGGCCCCGCCCTTGTCCACCAGTCCGGCGACGTAGCTGTCGCGGCGCACTACTTTCTCCGTCGGCCAGTCAAGGCACAGCAGCGCCATCTCCTTGCGGGCATTCTCGAGTTGGTGCAGCACCCGCTGCACGCCTTCGTCGGACTGAGTCCTCCACTCGTTAAGCGTCACAGGCCGGCCTCCAGCACGTGTGGCACGCCCCACGAAGAGAACGTCGGCGCAATGCGGCGGAAGATGTCGCGCGTGGTCCGCACGTCCTGCCGGCAGTACTCCGCGATGGCCTCGAACTGCCCCGCGTTGTACAGCGGCCACACCGCGCCGCCGTCCATCCCCGGGGTCTTGCCCGCCACGCCCAGCGCCTGCGCCCACTCGTCCAGCCCCTCGCCGCTCACGCGCACTTCGTGGTTCATCAGCGCCGCCTTGCAGTCGAAGTGCGGGTACAGCGTGTACCGCTTGAACCACCCCTGCACGCGGTTCGTGTACAGCAGGCGCTTGGGGAGCTCGACGCCAAGGATCAGCCCGCGCACCAGCAGGAACCGGAGGTCAAAGTGCCCGTTCCACGTCACCACCTCCCCCTCGCGAAGCGCCAGCAACTCGAAGGTGCGCCACACCGCGAAGCGCTCCTCCGACTCGTTCCACGCCTCCATCACCTGCACGTCGTCACCGCCGACGGCGGGCGTCAGCCCCACGCACAGCACGCGCCCCAGCCGGGGGTTGAGGCTGTACGCCTTGACGCGCTCCGTCTCCCACGCCGCGCGGTCGGCCTCGCGCCAGCGGCTGATCGCCTCCTCGCTCTTGTAGTTCGCGGGCGGCTGCCGCTGCGCCTCGGGGTAGGGCAGCGCCATGCTGCTCGCGAGCGGGACCGTCTCAATGTCAAGCACGACCGGGTTGTCCATCACGCATCCCCCCGGCCAAACGACGCATCCACCAACCGCGCCAGCCGCTGCTGCGCCTGCTCCTCGCGACGCGCCGCCTCCACCTCCAGCTCGTCCACCCGCTGCTCCAGCCGCGCCACCGCCTCCTGCAGCGCACGGATCGCGTCCCGCGTCTCGTCCAACATCATCGTGCCCCCTTGCGTAGTTGATGAACCTGCTGCGGACCTCACGTGGAACCACCACATCGACCTACGCCTGCGACGCCGCCTCATGCCGCGCCTCGGGGCTGCCTTCGCCGGCGGTGTCGTCCGCCAGCACGCCCGCGATGAAGTCGTCCAGCACCTGACGCAACCGGCGCGATTGCCGCCGGCCCGTGCTGACCATGTACAGGTGGTCGGGGGTCACCCCCAAGTCCTGTGCGACCTGCCGCACGGACAGCCCCGACAATGCCAGCGCGGCACGTAACTCGCGGTGGATGCTGTCACGCGGCGGCGGCTGAGGGACTGGTGCCGTCATACGAAATCCCCTATGCTGGAGGTTGGCTATGCTGCTCGACGCGGAGAAGATCCTACCCGCACGGAGTAAACTACACCGGGGCGGTAGGATGCGCAACGGGTCGGGGCGCCTACCTTACGGCCGCCAGCCCTTGACGGCCGGAAGCATTCCTGTTAGCGGTAAGGCATTGCCGCAGAAAGTGTTGCGTTCAATGGCGAGAGGGGAGCCCGCGATCTATATGTCGCACGGTTTGGGCCGGAGGCTGTTCCAAGCGCGCCACGCGCTGTCCGTGGAGCTCGGCTACAACGTCACGCAAACCAGCGTCGCGAAGGCGCTGGGGACCACCGGCACCTCCATTGGGCGCTACGAGGCCGGGATCAAGATCCCCGACCTCGAGATGCTCGAGCGGCTTGCGATGGTGCTGCGGGTGACGCCCTGCTACCTCGCGTTCGGGTGCGAGCACCCCATGACGGGGCGCGACATCACCGACGAAGAAACAGAACCAGCGCCGCGCCTGCCAACGCACCGGCCCCGGCGTCGCGAGCTCGAGTCCGAAGGGAGGGACGCCCGGGCGGTGCCGCCAGTGCCGATTCAGCGGCCAGCCGCAGCCGGTGCTCGAGCGCGGCCCGCTGCTCGCACGTCAGCACCGAAGAGACACACGCGCGGAGGGCGGTAGTCGTCACGCGCAGCGCGCTGTCCGCCCGCGCGCTGTCGGCTGCGATCACCGGGATGGAATCGACCCGCACGAGCGTGTCCACCTGCCGCACCAGCCGCCACAGCCGCACCGTGTCTGCGCGGTACACTGTGTCGAGCTGGCGCAGCAGTACCCGCACCGTGTCCGTCCGCTGCCGGTAGCCTTCCCGGTGCGCCGCCGCGCGCCCCTCCCGGTAGGCGTGCGCCCACACCGCGCCCACCGCCGCCGACGCGAGCGCCAGCACCAGCGCCACCTGCCCGGGCCAGCTCCCCAGCCGTTCCAGCGCCTTCCGCATCACACCCTCACGAAAAGGAGGCCCTTGCGTCGCCGCTCCCGAGCAAACACACCCCAGCCCTCGCGCGTCCCCCCCGGCCCCGTGTTGCCCTCGATGGTGCCCACCACCTCCGGCGTCACCCGGGTGACGAACCCCGTGTGCACCGCGTCCGTGGGGCTGCGCATCACGAGGAACAGGTCTCCGGGCACCGGCTCGGCCGTCACCCGGCCGCCCTTCCGCGCCCACTCGAGGAGCACGTCGCAGCTCGCGGTCGCCGGCAGCGGGTTCTTGCCCCGGTAGGCGATCCCCAGCACGAACGCCACGAACGATGCGCACCACGGGTCACCGCGCCGGTTCCCCGTCGTGCGCTGGATGGCCTCCACCCACGGCCCGTCGTTGGCGCCCGTCCCTTCCTTTACCCACCCCACAAAGCGCTCCGCCACCAGCACCACCTCGTCCTTCACTTGCTCACCTCGTATCCCTCCTCCGGGCGCCGGCGCGCCTGCACCTTCTCGCGCAGCGCCTGCCCCACCGCCGCAGCCGCCGCGCCCACCTGCGGCCCGAGGTACTGGGCGATGCGCGGGCCAGCCGCCCACGCAATCAGCGCCACCTCCACCGCCGAGAGGAAGGACAGCGCGCCGTTGCTCACCGTCGCCCACGTCAGCGACAGGAAACACAGGCTGTAGATGCTCCACCCCCACAGCAGCGAGCGCGCCGTAGACAGCCGCCCCCGCTCGTCCTCCACCAGCTCGAGCAGCTTCGCCTTAGTGCTGGTGGTCACTGTGCCCGTGCTCCACGTGGTGGAAATTCTCGAGCTGCCGGATCCGCTGCTCGTGGTCCTTGGTGATTCCGTTGATCCCGTTGCTGCCCGTGGCCCCGAACAGCACCACGTCGATCTTGGCCTGCCATTTGCCCACGTCCCGCTTGAACATGTGGATCTCGCGCCAGAATCCCGCGAGCACGAAACCGGCGAACGTGATGGCGAACGACTGGAAGTCCATGCTGGCGAGATCCATGAGGGTCGGTTATGTTACGGGTGGTGTTTCCTGCTCGCACTCTTTCCCGGGTTCAACGATGCGACGGCAGTACAAAAACTTGACGTACAACCTTCCGCAGTCCGACGTAGACGCAGCCATCTGGTATCGCGACCATCCCGAGGGGTCAGCGGTGGCGGCACCCGCTCGCGCGATGCACGCCTCCGCGTCGGTGACTTTCACGGTCTGCACCGACGCGGAAGGCGACGCGCCCTCTACCGTTCGTTCTGGTTCCGTGGACCGGCGCCAGCCATCCCCATAGCCCCCGCACCGCCAGCCATCAGGCCGACAGCCGGCAGCCCCTGATAGCCTTGCCGGCGCACGTAGTCCTGAAAGGACCGGAACCCGCCGCCGGAGCTGGCCGACAGGAGGTCGAGCAGGCGCTGAACGTCCGGGCGGTTGGCGGCGGCCTGCGGACCCAGAACCCGCTGCGCGACGGCGCGACGCGCGTCCAGCATGGCTGGCACCCCCGCCACGTCGAGGCGCTGCGCGGCGTTGATCACGTCGGGCCGGTTGAGCGTCTCATCGAGGAACCGGGCCACCTGCCCGGACCCCTCCTCGCCCCACGGCACCGTGGTGAGGCCGCTCTCCAGCCGCCCCGGGGTGATCTCGTAGTTGCCTTTGAGCTTCGTGAGCGTCTGCTTGATCACCTTCTGCACGTCCTTGCCATCCACGGTGGTGTTCCACACCGTGCCGGGAGTCGTGAAGTCGGAGTCGGCGTACCGGCCCACGTAGAAGCCGGTGTCGCCGTAGTCCATGATGTTCAGGCCGGCCGCCTCCAGCGCGGCTTTGGCTTGCGCGAGATCGTTCGGGTTGCCCATCACGTGCGCGCCGGTCTTCTCGGAACCCTTCATGCTAGAGTTCTGGGGCGTGAACTTGCCCAACCCGACGCCCTGCTGGCCGCGAATGACGCCCTCGATGGCGCTCTGGACCTCGAGGCCACCCCGGCTGGCGTCGTCCATCATAGGGCCTCCACGCTTGAGGTTGCCCTTGGCGTTGCGCCCCAGCACCGAGCTCTGCATCCCCACCAGCGGGCGCGCCACGTCGGTGACGCTTTGCGTGATCTCGCCCGTCGCCGGATCTGTCCACTGACCGCGCACCACGCGCGTGGGCTCCTGAAACATCTGGAACGCCGACAGCAACGGGTTGCGCTCGCCGGTCGCCGCCAGTGACTCGCGCGCGAACTGCTCCTGCGCCTCGGCTGGCAACGCCCCGAACCCTTCGTACATGCCGCTGGTGGAGCCGGGGGCGAACTCGGCCGTGATCGCCGCCACCTGACGCCGCGCTGCGTCGTCGATGCCGGCGTTCGCCTTCGCGCGCATTTCCTGCAGCGTCAGCAGCTTGGGCGCCGTCGGGCGCGTCGCCTTCTTTCCCTTTGCCTTGGCACGGTCGAACTTCGCCATGTCCTTCTGGTACTTCGCCAGCATGGCGTTCTGCGCCTCAAGCATCTGCTGAAAGCGCTCCGCACCCCACGTAGCAGCCTGCGCGGCGCGGGGCGACCACGTGAATGACGAGTAGCCCGGTGGCAAGAGCCCCGCGCGCTGCGCCCGCTCTGCCACAAGCAGGTTCTCGCCCGTCAGGAAGCCGTGCTCTTGCGGCGTGAAGCCGCGCGAGAACAGCGCATCGGGGTTGTTCTTGCTTCCCTGATAGCCGAACACGCGCCCGTGCCAGATGTCGTTGGCCGTCTTGTACAGCTCGTCCTCCGGCACCGTCGGATCCTTGGCGTCCGCGTACGGTCCGGTCTTCTTGCCCAGCCGAATGCGGGCCGGCTCAAGCGTGAATCCGCCAGTCACTGGATTGTACACGTAGGCGGTTGCCACATTGCGCGCCTGCGCCCCGGTGCGCGGAGTGATGTCGTCGCCGCGCAGCACCTTCGCGTTGTGCTGGCGCAGCATGGCGTTGATTTCGGTGGGCGGGGTCGCCTGCGGGCTGTATGCAGCGCCGCTGCGCGCGAAAAGCGACGCCATGCGGCCCTCTTCGGAAAGCGGATCCATCCCCTGCTGGAATCCCGACACGTCTTCAGCCGTGTCGCGCGCGCGGGTGTACCACGCCGCATTGGAAAGCCCACCCTCCACCTTCTGGTCAACCTGCGACCGCATGGCGCCCAGCTTCTGGGGCGAATCGACGCCGCGCGGCGCGCCGATGTACTGGCCCGTGGTCGGGTTCTGCTTGAGGTGCTCGCCGCGCAGGGATGCCTGCAGCGCTTCAGCCGCGTTCATGTCATCGAACACGGTGGCAACGCTCTGGTCAGTGAGGTTGGATGCCGCCACCCGGCCACTCCGCGCCGCTTCATCCGTCACGTCCGCCAGCTTCTTGAGCTTGCGCGCCGCCTTTACCTTGCTGCCGACGCCGGCCGTGGAAAGACCAATCGCGAGGTCGGCGCCGATCTTGCCGGCGCCACCACGCACGTCGCCGCGCAGCATGTCGGCCAGTCCACTGATGACCGTCCCAGCGCCAACGGGCCCCGGCGTCAGCACGTCCGCGCCGATGCCTAACAGCTCGCCCACACTCGGGCCGCGCAGCCCGCTGGGTACGCCCATGCTGCCGGCACCCGCGCGACGCGCCTGCTCCTGCATCGCCATCAGGTCACGCAGCGCGCGCGTCGCGGTCGCATCCGACGGCTCCGGACGCACCAGCGTGAGCGGGCGGTAGTCGTCCAGCGACGGCCGGCGACGGGGAGGAAACAGCGGATCCATGCGTCAGTACCCTCGGATGAGTTGTCCGCCCACCACGCCACCGAGCCGACCGCCGGCCCGGGCGCCGATCTGTGCGCGCTGCGCCGCCGCCGCCGCTGCCGGCGACAGCCCGCGCAGGTACGCCACCGCCTCCGGCCCCTGCTGCGTCAGCAGGTCCGCAAGCTGCGCCGCCGTGCTGGTGCGCGCGCGCGAAGCGCCCGCGTTTGCCAGCCCCATGAGCGCCAGCCGCGCCAGCCCCATCGCATCCATCGACAAGTCACCGGGCCGGAAGTCCGTCGCGAAGTCCAGCAGCCCCGCAAGGTTCTGCGCCGTCTGCGACTGCCGCGTCATGCGCGCATACGGGCCCGCCATGCGCAGCTCGTCCTCCACCATGCTCCGCAGCATCTCGAACGACTCCTCGTCCGGGTACAGCTTGCGCAGGCGCTGCTGCGCGGTCGGGTCAGTGAGGATGTTCACCGCCACCGCGCGCCCCTCCCGCCGCCGAAGCTGCTCCGCGATGGCGTTGGCCGCCCCTAGCCGGTACATGTCCCGCTCGTCCGGGTTGAGGCCGGCCAGCGTGTCCTCGAAGTCGTCCGCGCCGCCCCGCAGGAACCGCTTTCCAGACTCGAGCGCGTCCATCAGCCCCTGCTGCCCGCCCCAGAACTGCCGCGCCTTCTTGTAGGCCGGTGCCTGCACGTCCACCTGCGTGACCAGCGTGTTCTTTGCCCCCGTCAGGATGCGCGCAAGATCCGCGTCCTCGTTCCGCTGCGCTGCCCCGATCAGGGCGTCAAAGCCGCGTTTGACTACGTCAATGTCGCGCACCGTGGGGTCGCGCAGCAGCTCGATGGTCTCCTCGCCGTCGTTGTACTTGGTCACGCGGAACAGCGCCGGCAGCGGCTTCTTGTCTGCGTCCGTGAACGCCTCGAGGCGCGAGCGGCGCAGCCCCTCGAACCACGCCTTCCGCGCGTCCGAGGTCAGCAGCAGGTTGATCCCATCCTCGTTGAGCTGCACCGGGCCGTGCGCGTACGCCTCCTCGTACAGCAGCTTGGCGGGCGGCTTGCGGTCCGCGTCGATCTGGCGGACCACCTGATTGATGTTCTGCAGCTTGGACCGGCTGGTTTTCTCGACGCCCTCGGCCAGCCGGCCGCTGGCGCCCTGCACGCGACCCTGAAAGAATTCCGCCACCCGGCGCCGCCCTTGCCCGGGGATCAGGTACGCCGTGTTCGCCAGCTCAAGGAGGTTCTCCTCCCCCACGTCCGCGACCGCGCCCGGGGCCCCGCGCGCCTGCATCGCCTCGAGGCGCTGCGCCGCCATCTCCGGGGTGAGCTCGTCGTCGGCCAGCGCCTGCATCAGCTTGCCCTCGGCGCGGCGCTGCGCGCGCCGGTCCAGCGGGCCCGCCGTCAGCTTCTGCGCCGCAAGCGCGGGCGCGTTCGTGGCCGTCCGGACGGCGCGCTGAAACGGGTTGGCGCTTCCCGGGAGGGGCGGCGGCGCGTTTTCGGCCATTGCCCGAATTGGCGTCTCCAGCACGTCCACTGCCCGACTGCCCAGCGCGCGCATCCCGGCGCCGACGGCGGGAATGGCGCCGCCCACCACCGTCCCCACGCCCGCGCCCAGCCCCGCCGCCGCCGGCACGTCCTCCATCTCCGGCGCTGCCCCTGCGCCCGTCACCGCCCCGGAGGCGGCGCCGGCCGCCGCCGCCCGCGCCACCCGGGCGCCCAGCGGAGCCATGCGCGCCGCCACCCCGGGCGCCGCCGCGCCGCCAGAGGCGATCAGCGCGGCCGCGCTGGGGATGATAGCGCCGCCGATCTCGGCCGGGATGCTCAGGCCCGGGTACTGGTCCGCGAACTCGGCCTGCTCGCTGCGGATCTGGTCCCGCGTCGCCTTGTAGTCGCCCAGCTTGCCGAAGCCCGTGCGGAACCCCGCCTCGATCTCGTCCCCGAACTGGAACCCGAGTCCCTGCCCCAGCGCGCTGCGCGCCACGCCCTTGGCGATGTCGCCCATCCCCATCGCCGGCTTGGCTGCTGCCGGCTGCGGTGCCGCCTGCTGCTTAGACAGCTCGCGCTGGAGGTACGCCCGGATGACCTCCTCCGGCGCCCCGTTGCGGCGCATCGTCTCCACGTCTCGGCGGATCCGCTCCTCGTCAGGGTTCTGCAGTCCGTCCATCAGGTCACCCCGGGTTCAGGAAGTACTGAATCATCTCATCCATGGACATGCTGTCGCCACCGGCGCCCTGCGGGGTGTTGCTGTAGTCGTAGTACCTACGCGCAGGCTCCGCGAGCTTTCGCATCGACTGCATGTAGGTGGCGCGCGCAGCCGACTTGGCCTTGGCGAGATCCGGCGAGTCTCCGGGCGCCGGCACGTAGCGCTGGAACACGTCCCGCAGCTCGTTCGGCGTGATGGCTGCGCCAGACTCCTTGCGGAGCACACCGGCCGCGAAGTCACGCGCGGCGCGCAGGTACTCCTGCTCCTCGTCGTTCAGGATGACGTTGCCGGCCCCAAACGGCGTGCGGAGGGCTGACGCCAGCTTCCAGCCGCTGATCTTGCCACTCTGGCCCAGCTCGTCCATGGTGACGCTCGCGTCGTCCATCAGCTTGGCATACAGGTAGCTTTTCTCCTGCGCCTCCGTCGGACGAGCGGGCGGGCGCGGCACCGACGGTCGGGTGCCAGTGGGCACGCGCTCGCGCATCCCGGTGTCGAACCGCTGCCCGGGCTGGAGTTCCGGCACCTGCACGAAGGCGACGCTACCGTCAGCCTGCACGACCCGCTGCGGCGCCCCGGGCTGCTGCGGCTTGGGGCGCAGCCGGTCCAGCAGCGCCCCCCGCATGTTTTCTGGGGACGCCATGATGGCCTGCGACTCCTGCGGGGTGAACCCTGCCGCCTGCAGCGCCTGCACGCCCTGCCGCGTCGCCATCTCGGCCTTGCCGGCCTCCGTCCGCTCGTACGGCTGGAAGTACTTCGTCGCCTTGCCGGCGCTGTCGGTGTAGTCGAACGTGCGCCCCTTCTGCAGCCGCTCGCGCGCCTGCTTGCCCATCATCGCAAGCGCGTCGCCCGCCATCCCCAGCGACCCGGGTGCACCACGCAGCCCGCCGAGCTGCTCCATCTGCGCGGCCTGCTGCTCCAGCGGCGCGTACTCCTCCAGCCCCAGCTCGAAGCGCTTGAGGTTGAACTGCTGCTCCTGCGCACGCTGCTGCGCCTCGCGGGCCAACCGCTCCTTTTCCTCCTGCCGCTCGCGCTCCTCCCGCAAAGCACGGCGCTGCTGCTCCTGTGCCAAGAGCTGCATCCCCGTAGACCCCAGTGACTGCAACCCAGCACCCAACCCGGCAAGAAAGTCAGACATGCGTTAGCCCCCGAGCCCAAGCAACTGCAGGAAGAAACGGTCCTGATCGCTCAAGACCCCTTGGTTGAAGCGCGCCCTCTCGAGGTCGTTGCTGAACGCATCCTGCCCCATCCCGCGCAAAAACTGCGACCAGTTGAGGTTCTGCGAAAAGCGGTCGTTGCCAGCGTTGCGGCTGAAGTTGGCTACGTCCATCTGGTTCTGGAACCCCTGCTGCCCGAGCTGATTCTGGAACTGCAACCCCTGCATCCCCTGCCCAAAGCTCTGCGCGTTCCGCCGCAGCCCGAAATCCGCCGTCCCGATGCGCTGGTTGAACCCTTGCGCCTCCCGCCGCAGCCCGAAATCCTGCTGCGCCATGGCGTTGTTGAACGCCGCGTTCTGTTGCGCCAGCGACAACTGCTGCCCCTGCAGTCCAAGGTTGGCGCGCCCCATCTCCTCGCTCAACGCTGCCGCGCGCTGACCCTGCCCCATCCCGATGGCCTGCGCGCGTGCGCCGGCAAAGTCGCGCGCCCGCTGCCCCGCGAGATCGGACGCCAACTGTGCCTGAGCGCTCCTCTGCTGCACGTTCAAGTCGGACAACCGCCCGCCCATGATGCTCGAGTCCGACAACCCCCGCGCCGCCATCTCCTCGCGCAACGCCGTCTGCCGCTGCGCAAACTCGTCGTCGATGTTCTGCCCCATCTCGCCGTACAGCCGTCGCACCTCCGCGTTGTCGAACGCGGACGGGTTCTGCAGCGCCTCACGCAGGGACTGCTCGGTCAACGAGTTCACGTCGAGCATCTGCGCGCCTTGCGCACCGCCGCCAATCGCTGCGAAGCCGGGAGATGCGCTCGCCGCCGGTGACCCGGCAGCACCGCCACTGGGCGCGGCCGCAGGCGCGCTTTGGCCCGCTTGTAGTTGCGCAAGCCGCTCCTGTGAAGGCGGAGTGGTCGTCCACTGCCCGTCGTAGTAGTACTTGATCGGCTGCCCAGCCGTTTGCCCCTGCAGGTACTCTGCGCCGGGGTTAGCCTCCAAAACGGAACGAAGGATCAGATCCTCGGTGGACTCCCCGGGGCGTGCCGATACGGAACGAACAGGCCCCGGAATGGAGACTGGTCCCTGCGTCGCCTGCGTCGCCTGCCTCGCCTGCGTTGCCTGCGTTGCCTGCGCAGCCGCTGGGAATGCCGCCGCCTGCGCAGGCGTCTGCATAGACGATTGCGCCAGCATCACCGGATCGACGCCTTCCGACGTGAGCCCAGCCGGCATCGCCTGCGCAGCCTCCGCAAGCCCCGGCGCGTTGCGGCCGAGTTCCATGAGCTGCCGCAGTTGTTCAAGAAACGATTGCGGAGCAGTGTACGGGGTTGGAGCCGTCGGCAAGGCGCCCGTCTGCAACTGGCCGGCCGCAAAGCCAGCAAGGTCAAACGGCGCCGGCGCTGCCGCCGAATTTTGCTCCTGACGCTGCATAAACTGCTGCTGCGCCGCCATCTGCCGCTGGAACCCCTCCGGATCCATCATGGCTGCCATGGGGTCCAGCCCCATTTGCTGGGCCTGCTGCATGGCCGCTTCCTGCTGTGGCGAGCGCTGGCCCTGCAGTGCGCCCATCTGCTGCTCGAACTGCTGCCGCGCGTTGGCATCCCACTGCGAACCGTACTGCTGCTGCGCCTGCCGCATCGTCGCCAACTGCGCGTCCACGGACGCCTGCGGGTTGTAGCCTCCCTGCGCCTGCGGCGCCTGCCGCGAATACCCCTGCGTCTGCACCGGCGGGGGCGCAGGACGCGCCTGACCCTGCCGCTGAAGCTCCGCGAACGTGGGCTGCGGCGCCTTGTTCACCGGGCGCGGCGCATCGACAGCCTGAAGTCCCTGCTCGAAATCGCCGTCCGTTTGCTGCTGGGGCTGCGGCGGGGCTTGCTGCGACGGGGGCGGCGAAGGCGTTGGCCTCTGTTGGGCCCCCGCCTGTGCACGGCGACGGCGCTCCTCCTCGTCAGTCGCCGTCTGCCCGTAGCCCGCCGCCCGCTGATCTCCGCCGTAACCAGCGGCCGGGTTGTACATCATGCGCATAGCGTGCCCTCAGAAAAGCAGGTAAGGGGTGAACCGCGCCATCATCATTTCCTCCTCAGCCGTCCGCCCGCCACCGCCACCGCCACCGCCACCCACACCGCCACCGCCACCCATTCCGCCGCCAGTCCCGCCGCTCATTCCGCCATCCGACGGGGGAGGCGTCTGCGCGCTGTACATCCCCGGCATGTCGCCCTGAAACTGCAGCCGGTTCCGCGCCGCAATCAGCGCGGCCGGATCCATTCCGCCCATGCCGGCCTTGTAGTTGCCAGCCGCCGTCCGCTGGGCGTTCAGCACGTCGGCAAGGCCGCCCGTGGCCTGCCCGCGCCCGGGGATCCCGCCCTGCGTGTAGTCGCGCGGCTGGAACGCCGCCGGCATGGCGCCCGCGCGCTGCGCCAACATGTACGCGGCGCGATCCGCCAGCGGGTTCAGGTTGATCTGGCGCTGCAGCGCCGCCGCCTGCTGCGCGCGCTGGTCCATCTGGCCGACGCGATTCGTGTTGAAGTTGGCACCGAACTGCCGGTCGCTCTGGCCCATCTGGTCGCGCTGCAGCGTGTTGCCCTGCGCCATCTGCTCGCGCTGGAGCTGCTGCTGCTTCGCGAACTGCTCTGCCTGCTGGCGCAGTTCTTGGCGCTTCATGCGGTTGTTTGAAGCGCCCGTCAGCGCACTCCCTAGCGTGCTGGCACCAGCCAGAATCAGGCTGCCGGTCACCGGGTCGATTGGCATGCTATTCGCTCCTGAACGTGATGAGGTCCACCGTGCCACCTGCCGGCGCGACGGTCCCGAAGTTGACCGTGCAGCCTGTCGTGCTCTTCGCTGTCACCCACACCGTCGTCCCCCAGCTCGGCGTCGCGCACACGCCAAACGCCGCGTCCACTTCCGCGCGGGGGAAGGTCACCGCCACGCTGCCCGCCCCCGTCGTCACGGTCTGCCCCACGATGTTGCCCGCCGAAGTCAGGAACCGGCGCCGCAACCGCAGCCAGTAGGTGTCGTCACGACCCGTCACGTCACGGCTCAGGCGGCGGTTCCGGCGGCGGCGAAAACGTGCCGGTCCCGGGGTCGTACATGTACTCTGGGCCCACGTCCTTGCCGGTGCCGTCAATCAACACGATCCCGGCTGGAGAAGTATATGGCGTGACGCCATCCCACTCGATGACGTTCACGACCACGTTGTCGCTGGTGCGCACCATCGCCCATCGCCCCATCATCAGTCTCGCCCTCCCTTACCAAACGGTGACACGCACGCGGCCCGCGCCGCCTGCGCCACTAGTCCCGCCGCCCGTGCCCGAACCGCGCCCGCCACCTCCTGCGGGCTGCGTGCCCGCCACGCCCTCAGCGCCGCCCGCTCCGCCGTAGACGCTCGTCCCGGCGGTCACCGTCCCGCCGTCGTTTCGACTGGCGCCTGCGCCTCCACCGTAGATGGCATTCCGGTATCTGTCGTACACGGCGTGGACACTAGCGCCAACTGTTGATCCGGGCGCGACGCCACCGACAAACGGCCCCTGAAAGAAGTCCATGTTGGCAAGCGACACTGCGGTCCAGTCGGTAATTTCGGTGCCAATGCGGTAGTTCGACCCGCCACCGACAGGCAAACCGCTAGTGCGCCCGCCGCTGCCGCCATAGGCGGTGCAATGCGACCCCAGCGACGAATTGCCGCCCGCGATCCCGTTGGCGGCGGTAGTGCGCGCGCTACCGCCAGCGCCCACCGTCGCCGTCTCCGTCGCCCCCAAGTCCGACAGCTTCATCAGCACGAACATGTAGCCGCCGCCACCGCCGCCGTTGCGGCCGGCGGTCGTGCTGTCGTTTGAGCCGCTGCCGCCAGCACCCCAGCATTCCACCAGCGCCATCGAGCCCAGCGCCGGCTTGGTCCACGTCCCCGAGCTGTTGAACGTCTGCTGGTCCAACGGCTGCGCCGTCGTCACCCACGACAGGTTGCCACTGCCGTCGTTCGTCAGGCACGTATTGGCCGCGCCTTGCGCGGTCGGCACCGTGTAGTCCACCGTGTTGAGCCGCAACTGCGCGCGCTCCAACGACACCTTGCTGCCGTTATCCTTGACCGCGCTGTCAGCAAGCTGCGAGCTCGTGCCGCCGCCCGTGAAGCGGGGCAACGTGTCGGTCGTGCCCGCGCCGCTGACCCCAGACGCCAGCCCCACCACGTCCAATCGAATGTCCCCGGACGTGTTGGTGACGGTGATGTTGTTGCCAGCCGTCAACGTCTTCAGCGTGTAGCCGGTCCCGTTGCCAATCGGGAGCTGACCGTTGCTCGGCGCGCTCGTCAGCCCCGTCCCGCCCTTGCTCACGGGCACCGTTGCGAGGGTCGTGCTGATGCTGGCGCCGCTGCTCAAGTCGGAGGACACGGACCCGCTCACATCGCCCGTCAGCGCAAACGTGCGCGCGCTCGACAAGGCGGTGGCCGTGCCCGCATTGCCCGTCACGTTGCCCGTCACGTTGCCCGTCAGCGCCCCAATGAAGCGGGTCGTTGCCGTGATCTCGTTCCCCGCAAAATTGCCGCTGCCGTTGCGAATCACGGCGGTGTTGGGCGTGTCACTGGCGCTCTGGACGTACTGCGGCTCCGAAGCCTCAACGAGGATCACGCCGTTGCTGGCGTGCGCCCGCAGCACATACGCCAGCGCCTGATACAGCCCGCTAGCCGGCTTGCTGGCCGTGAATCCGCCCGTCGTGTTCGGGTACAGGAGGTCACCGGCGTTGAAGGCTACCGTGTTGATGTTGCGAATCACGCCGGTGTTCGTGACATAGCCCGTCGCGCCGTTGGCGATGTCGTCGCGAGCCACGCCCAGTGCCACGTCCGTCGCGCTCGAGACCTTCGCCACCTCCGTGACCCCAAGCCCAACATTGAACCCGGTCGCCTTGACGACATCGCCCTTGACCAACGTCTGCGTGGCCTTGACCGGGAAGTTGATGTGATCGGCGCCCATCTCGTGCCACGCGGAGCCGTCATCGTACCACCAGCGATACTCGCCCGTGTCCGTGGTGGCCCAAATGCGCCCCGCTGTCCCGGGCACCGGCCGCGAGCCAATCGCGGACGACTGGACGTGAATCGTCGCGTCCGCGTCGTGCGCGTTGTACTGCGTGACGGTGGCGTTGTCGTTCAACCGCACCTCGTCCGCGTTGACCGGCGACGTGCCGTTGACCGGAATCGTGAATTGTGCCTGCTGATGCGAGCCGATAATCGGCATCAGAACCGTCTCCCGTAAAAGAAGCCCTCAACCTCGGCACGGCTCCACACGCTCTGCGCTTCGCCGCTATCGGTCAGCAACACGTCGATGTACGGCCCGTAGCCGTTCACCGGCACCCGTTCCGGCTTCTGCGCCCCCCCGCCCCACGTCCCCGTGCCCCACGTGCCCGTGCCCCATTGCCCGAGCCCCGCGCCGTTGTTCGGCAACGTCGAGGAGCCGGATCCGTTGTCCGTCAGCCACGTGACCGCACACTGCGACGAAGACTTCTGCCACACCTGCAGATACACCCACTTGTACGCCTTGAATGTCAGCGAATCGCCCAGCACCATGCGGCGGCAGCGGACAGCCATGCTGAACACGGTGCCGCCCGTGCCGGCCGCCGGCACGTTGTCGCGAAACACATTCGACGCGTCGCACTCCGTCACGTATCCGCCGGCGTCTCCGCGCAGCACGATGGGCTGCTTCACGTCATCTTCTGCTTCCCACAGCGCCTTGGTGTTGGGATCCAAGTAGCCCGCCGCGCACGGCCCCGTCCACGCGCTCAACGCATAGTTGTAGCGCAAGACGCCCTTCCCGGGGATGAACCACCACACCTCGCGCAGTGCACGGCGGTGCACACCGACCACGTTCTGCGCCGTGGTCAAATTCAGCGACCGCACCAGCGGGTCCAGCTTCAGGCTAATCGGAGCAACCTGCGTTTCCGTCGCCACGTAGAACCCGCGATCCGACAGGAAGTAGACGCCCTGCGGCGTCGCGACAATGCTGCGCCCACTGATAGCGCCCACGTCTCCCGTGACGCCCTGCGCGCCTGCCGCAATGGCGATGTCGTCCTGCGTCAGCCCCGTGAAGCGCGAGATCCCGGACACGTGGAAGATCAGCAGGCTGGCGCCAAACGTCGCCAGCCCCGTGATGTTCTGGTCGCTGAAGGTACGGATGATCGCTTCGCCGCCTCCCGACGCCGTCACGCCCAGCGTGTCGCCGTTGTTGATCGCGCTCCAAAACACCTTCTGGTCCGCGCCCGTGCAGCCAAACAAGCGCTGGTTGTACACGGCGAGCTGCGTGATGCCCGCTGGCGTGTTGACGAGGTTGGTCGCCAGCGCCGTGCCGTTCCAGCGATTCAGGCTGGTGGCGCTGTCGCCGTCCGCGATGTACACCACTTCTGCCGTCGTCGTGCGGAAGCTGGCGAATGCCGGCGCGCCGGTCGCATTCAACGCCCCCGACTGACTCGTGAAGGTCGCTGGGATGGCGTAGGTGCCGGTGTACAGCGTCCCGTTGGCGACCGCCAGCAACTGCTGCGTGCCGTTGTCGCGCAGCCACGCATAGCCGTTTTGCACCCCGCTGGCGTGCAGCGGCGTGTCCGACAGGCGCTGCGTGCCCAAACGCTTCTTGATGGCGCCGAACTCGTCCAACACCGCCTCGTCCGCGCGTCGCACCTCATCCTCGGCCAACTTGTACTCGTCGGCCGCGAGGTTCAGTCCCCCCCGGAAGTCTGCTTGCACGTCGCGCACGACCGGCCGTGGCATTACACGCCACCCCACTCGTACTGGTCGTCCGTGTACCCCATCCGCAGCGGCCGCGTGCTCATCCGGCCCAGATCCTGATGCATCGACTCGCGGAGCTGCTGCGCGCGCATCGACAGCTCGGCCGACAAGTTCGTCTCGGCCGCGCCCTTCATCAGCATGGAAGCTGCCGTCTCGTAGGCCAGAATGAGGTCGTACCCGTCGGGGAACACGACCGTGCTGCTATCGCTGACCAGCAGGTCGGCGCGCTGCGGGAAGTGGTTCACCACCACCGTGATGGGCGTGCTCTGGACCGGCCCCGGGATGAGCTGGATGGCGTCGCCGTACTCGTACCAGATGTACGGAAGCGACACTGCCGTGGGCGACACCGGGTAGTCTTCGTACTTGGCCGGCTGGTAGAACTGCTGGTCCAACCGCAGCGACAGCACCCGGAACCACGTCTCGGTGGCGTCGCCGCTGCCGTCGTTCAGCGCCGTCTTCAGAATCCGGCCGTCCGCGTCCGTGGCCGGCGTGCGCGTGCCCACCCGCAACATCCGGTTGACGGACAACAGCGTGCGCCACTCGCGCCAGTGCACGTCGCCCAAGAGCTGCCGCTTGAGCGTGGTGCCCCAGCGCGGCGAGCCCACGGCGTCCGCCATCTCGTCCACCAGCGTCATCAGGGTGCCGCGCGGCATGCCCATGCGTTACACCTCGCTCGTGCGGCGCACGATGCGCTTGCGGCGCGCCACCACCTGCGCGCCTTCCGTCGTTCCCTCCCCAAAGCCGTGCGAGATCGGGTGCGCCTCAGCCACGCCGAGCTGCACCTCGTACTCGTGCTTCGAGGTCGTGGCCGTCTTGAGCTCCTGCTCTTCCATGAACCGCTCCATGTGCGCCGCCTTCACGGCCTTGTTCTCGCGGTCCACTCTTTCCATCTTCGCGGCGGCCTGCTTCGCCGGATCCGTCACCGGCTCGAAGAAGCGCTCCACGAACCCGACCGCCTCCTCCGCGCTGCAGTCGGGCGGCAGCATGGCGCGCAGGTCAAACGCCTGCTCCTCGCGAATTTCGCCGGAGTTGACGCGCGCCCAGCGCTCGTCGCCCTGCTTCCACGTCTCGATGATGCCCCAGTACGGGCCGGAGGCAGACGGCACCCACTTCACCGACAGGCGCTCGTCAATCTCGCGCAGGCGGCGCACGGCCTCCTGTGGGGGAACCGGCTCGCCTCGAGGGGTGATCAGCATGATGTCCTACGGGTTGGAGGTGAGGGCGGGTGCGCCGTCTGACGCACCCTCCCTGTCCTAGTAGAGGTACTGCAGCTCGACGGTGACCACGAGGTCGTCGGGCTGCACCGAGACCGCGCCGGTCGTGACCAGCGAAATCTTGACGGTGTCGCCCGTGTCGAGCAGACGCTGCGCGTCGGTGAGGGTGGTGAGCAGCGATCCGGCCTGCACCGTCTCGGCCGTCTTCGCGTTGATGTCGATGGCCGAACTGAGCGTGACGTTGCCAGCCGCCGAGGCGTCCCGCTTGACCAGCGTGACCGTGCAGTTGGTCGCGGCGGTCGGATACGTATCGGCCGACACCTGCACCGCGCTGATGATGGCCTTGTGGGGCAGTCCGCCGAGGTTGTGGGTCTGCGTACCGGCCGCCAGCGTGCCGGTGTTGATGCGCTGCTGGATGATGACCGGCTGGATCCCGAAACGCCCGGGGCGTGGCGAGAAGAAGTTCAGCATGTAGGCTCTCCGTGCTGGGGTGGGGGCTCGTCACCCCCACCCCGCGCCGTCAGGGTTTAGACCACCGGGGTGTAGCGCTGCGTGTCGGCGTACCCGACGATGGACCCGTGCGCGTTGCGCTGGAAGGTCATCAGGTTGAAGTACACCTTGAAGCTGGTCTGGAAGGCGTCGCGCCCGTCGATGAAGCGCACCGCCCCCGAGTTCTCGTACTGCACCGGCGACCAGTCGGCCGCGTCCACCCACGCCAGCGACGGCTTGTGGACCATGTAGAACGTGCCGGCCGGGTTGTACTCGTCGGCCACCACGGCCATCCCGTGCAGCTTGAGCGCCTTGTACCCGCCGTTGAGCTCCAGCTCCTCGCCGCCGGTGACGTTGAAGCGCCGCTGCGCGAGGAACGACTCGATGAGCTTCTGCTGCACACCGTAGGTGGTGAGGCACAGGAACTCGTCCGGGCTCGAAAGCGGGCGCTTGCCGCTGCGCGCGCCGATGGTGGCGCCCAGCTTCCATGCGTCCATCTCGTTCGGGTTGGCCGCGTCGTCGGTGTCGGTGCCCGCCGTGAACCGCACGGCGTTCCACCGCTCCTGCCCCGCCGTGCCAGCGTTGATCCCGTGGAGGGTGTTGTACGACCCGCCCCGGTTGGTGATGTTGATGAGCCCGTTCGCGTACTGGTTGTACGCATCGTCGTTGGCCGTCGCCGCCACGATGATGTCGGTCCCGGTGGTGCCGCTGATGGCGGCCGACAGCGTCAGGGTGACGTTGTCGCCCGAGTTCGACACCGCCGTCACGGTCGCCCGCCCGCGCAGCGTGGCGCCGGTCGCGTCACGCACCGCGATCAGCATCCCGGGGTACAGCCACAGCCCGCCCTGACCGGCGCCGGAGACGCCGTAGGGGCTGGTCGCCACGATGGTGACCGGCGGGCCGGCCGAGTAGGACGAGACGATGGCGCGGATGCCGAGCCCGTTGCCATGCACGTGCTCCTGCATGCCGAGCTGCATGGCGCCGTCGATCTCCTCGGTGATCTTGGCCTTCAGGCTGGTGAAGGCCGCCTGCTTCGACTGCGTGCCCAGAATGCCGAGGTTGTCGAACTCGCGGGTCACGTAGAAGCGCCGGATGCCGACGTTGCCCTGCACTTCGGTCGTCTCGGAGCTGTTCGGCAGGTAGCCGGCGTCCGAGGCGCCCCAGTTGACGGGCGGGTTCACCACCACGTCGAAGTACACGTTGCGCCCGCCCCACTTGAGGGAGCGGAGCCCGCCCGGGCCGGCCTTCTTGATCTGGGCCAGCAGGACGGTGCTGATCGGGAAGAGCTGCTGCCGGATGTCGGCGTACACGTTCTTCAGGTTGCCCTGCAGCTCCGTGTCGGTGATCAGAATCGGGTTTGCCACGGGTTACTCCGTCGTATGAGGTCGGTCAATCCTGCCACGCGCGCCCGAGGATCATGGCCTTGGCCTCCTCGCGCGTGCGGGCCTTCTTGGGGGGCGGCGGCGCATCCAATCCCGCGCGGCCGGCCGGCGTGAGCTGCTTGCCCACACTCTGCACGACCTGCTGGGCCTTCTGGCGCTCCGCACGGATCTGCTGCTCGAGCTCGGCACGACGCTGCGCTGACATCTGCTGCACCTGCGCCGACCGCTGCCGCACCCACTCGCGGAAGGGGCCGTCCAAATACGCCCGGTACTCCGGAAGGCGATCCGGCGGGATCACACCGTTCCGCATGAGCGGCGCGGTGTCGATGCTGATCCGGCCCATCTTCTCCTCCAGCGACACGTCGGCGTACTGCGTCAGCAGCTCGTCCTGCACCGGCTTGAGTTCCTGCGCGTAGTACTGCATGAGCACCTGTTGCGTCTGCGCGGCCTGCGAGGCGGCCATCCGCTGCTGGTACTCCTGCTGCTGCTGCTCTTCCATCCGCCGCAAGCGCTCTTGGGGCGAGTTGAGCGTGTCCCACTCTTCCCGACGGGCCAGATACCGCGTCTCGTCGGTCAGCATCTCGAGGTTCAGGGCGCGCTGGGCTTCCAGATCGGCCTGCAGCGACTCGTACTGCTGCACCAACTGCGGCACCTGCTCGCGGTACTGCTGCACCTCCTGACGGAACTGCTGGCCGGCAACGCCGTCGCGGGCCATCCGCACCAACTCGGCGGGAGACTTGAGGTACACCTTCTCCCCCACCTGAAACTCCAGCTTCACGTCCGGGGCGGCGGCGTACTTGCCGTCCGTCGTCCGCACCACGATGCGCGTCCCACCGTCTCCGATCACCGCCTCCGGGGGAGGCTCGCCCGCTTCCGGCTCCGGCGTCTCGGCCGTCTCCGTGCCGCCCTGCTGGGCCGGCGCCGCTGCTGCCGGCTGCTCCGGGGTGGCGTCCCCTCCCTCTTCCTGCTCGAACTCCGCGTTGATGAGCCGGTCGCGCACCTCGTCGCGGCGGACAATAGCCGGCGCGGATTCGGTGGGCGGCAGGACTTCAGCGACGACGGACTCCACTGCTGCTGCGGTGTCAGACATGCGGCCTCTGCATCACTGCGCTCCTCACATCACCGGGAGTGCGGTCGGTGCGGCCGCGCTTCCGCCCTGATCCGGCGGGGCCGCCGGGAGGCCAGACTCGCTGCCGAACGTCGGCGCCATGGATGGCGGCAACGGGGTGGGGGCCGGTACGCCCTGCGGGGCTCCCTGCGGAGCGCCTCCACCCGGGGGTTCCTGCTGTTGCTGCGGCGCCGCTCCCATCCCGGGCTGGCCGGGGGGAGGGGCGCCCTGCTTCTGCGCGGCCTGATTCGCCAGCGCCGTCCACCGCTCCTGCGCGGCAGCCCGGACCTCCGGCGACACGTCAGCGGCCAAGATGATGTCGCGGTCCAGCACGTCCTGATGGACCGCCTCGTCGTCCTGCCACACAATCGCCTCCGGCTCCATCCCCATCCGGATTGCTTCGGACACCCGCTTCGCCTTCGCCTCCTGCACGTCGTACGGCGTCGTCGAGTCGGGCGCGTACGCGAACGGGCGCAGTCGGCGGTACTCCTTCGGGTCGATGATGCCCTTTTCCAGATCCTGATCCAGCAGGAACAAGCGCATGGTGCGCGGCATGGGCATGAGCGTCTCCGCGTCCACCTGCACGTCCACCACCTCGTCGAAGTCCACGCTCGAGAACTCGCGCGCCAAGTCGGGGCGGTTGGCCCCCACGACCGCCAGCACGCGCGGCAGCCGGTAGCCCCACCGCATCCACGCCACCTGACACTCCGCCCACTCCGTCATGGCGTCGGACACGGCGTACACGAATGGGGCGAACGTGCGCTCAAGCTGCTCGCGGATGGCGATGATAGCCCGACCTGACTGGTCCGAGCTGAACTGGCCGCGCGCATTGTCGTTCCACCCCGAACGGTCCTCCAGCTTCTTGGTCTCCAGCCGCAGGAGCTCCTTCGCGTCGCCCCCTACGCTGAATCCCTGCAGCGGCTGCAGCGTCTCCGAAATCGGCGCCGCCCCCTTAACCTCGATCACCGAGTTCTGGCCGCCCACGAACGTCTCGCCCACGATGGCGCCGGTCTTGCTGATGAACTTTCCGCCCGCGTTGGCGCGCACCGACTCGATCCACTTGGAGAGGATCATGTTCACGCGCATCTGCGGCGCGATCCACTCGTTCATGCGCGCCGCGCAGTAGAAATCCGGCGAGCTCGAGCCGTCGGTGACGCGCACCACCGGCACCCGGCCGCACACCAGCCCCGCCGGCTGGAACACCACCTTGTTCCCCACCACGATGAGCTGCAGCCCCTCCGGGAGAGCTTCGCACTTCTCGCAAAACACCGTCAGCCGGTCCACCGTCCGCTGGTCCTGATACAGCGGCGACTGCGTGAAGCGCAGGTCGTTCGTCTGAAAGACCTGATTGCCCACGAAGTACTCGTCCGTCTCGTCCGCCACATCCGCGCCGAACTGCCCCACCGCCTGCGACAGCGGCAGCACGTCGCGCAGGATCCAGTAGCTCGGCGCCTGCGTGGCCGTCGCCTCCGCCGACACGCGCACCTGCTCGATGGTGTAAACCTTCGTCGCCACGTCGCCAATCGGCCGCCGTCCGGAGCCTGCCTCCAGCTCCTCCCACGGCCCTGCTTCCGTATTCCACCACGTCAGCAGGAAGGCGCACCCGTCCGTCTGGGCGTGGTAGCCCATTTCGCGGATCAGGTTGCGCATTTTCTGGCGGTGGAACTGGTACTCCACCGCGAGCTGCATGGCCTGCGCCTTGCGCTGCCGGTCAGGATCGGGGTTGACGGGCGAGAAACGGAACCCGGGCCGCTGCTCGGACAGCACCTGCAGGTGCCAGTCCAGCGCCGGCCCAATCTGGTTGTCCACCGCGCGCACCGCGTCCTTCGGCATGGGCGGCTCGCGCCAGCTCCCCCGGTTCGCAGTGCTGCTCACCCACTGAATGCCCTTGCGGAACAGCCGGTTGCGGCTGGCGTCGTAGATGGCGTCCTGCACGCCGGCACGGTGCTTCTCCCACCGCCCCTTCGCCCACGACACCCAATCGTCCTGCCCGGGGTCGCCGTCCATCGCCAGCGGGAAATCGTCGCCGTAGGCCGCACGAAGCGCCGCCTTGCGGCTCCGCTCCGCCTCCCGCGCCGCCTCCGCGTTCTGCTCTGCCATCTGCTCGGCCTGCCGGCGCAGCGCCTCCGCCTCCGCCTCCGCCGCTGCTGTCGCCTCCTCCTCGCTGGGCGCCTCGTAGCCGCCCAGCAGGAACGCCTCCGCCCCCAACGGCGCGTCCTCGAACTCGTCCTCGAGCTCGTCGTCCATCAGCGGCAGTCGGGGCGTCGTCATCACGCCATCCCGGTCTGCGACCAGCCCGGGGGCGCCAGCATCGCCTGCGCATCCATGCGGCCCATCTCAGCCCGCACGCTGTCCCAGTTCCGGTGCTTCATGTACAGCTCGCGCGCCAGCGCCTGCATCGAATCGCGCGCCCACGTCTCCGTCTCGGCGTTGATGCGAAGCTGCAGGTCCACGGGGATGTCCTCCTCCACGCTAGCCGGCAGAATGGCGCGCTGCTCTTCCAGCGTCAAACGCCGCTCCTCCAGCGTCAAACGCCGCTCCTCGAGCTGCGCGCGCTGTGCACGGTCCTCGCGCGCCAGCGACAGCAGCCCCCACCCGCAGGCCGCCATCGAGACCGTCAGTACTAGCAGGATCGCGGTGTCCACGCTCACAGCCCGTTGTACTCGGCTTGCGTGAACGTCACGTTGGGCGAGGACGCCAGCGTCAGGGTCATTCGCGCGAACTGCTCGCCGCGCAGCGTGCTGATGGTGGACGACTGCCGGGTGGTGGTCGTCAGCGACCCCGCTCCCGACCCCGCCGTCTTGTTGACCCACGTGGAAGGCGACGAGGCGTTCGACACGTAGTACAGCGTGTTGAGCGCACTGGACACGGTGCCGGCGGCGATGGTGGCCGTCAGGTGGACCTCGAGGGCCGTGCTGATCCCCGAGAGGGGGATGAGCACCTCGTAGGTGCCGGCAACGGTGAGGGCGCCGCAGTCCACGAGGTTCTTGCCCACGAGCGACTGCGCCGCTGCGGCAGGGACGGAGACCAGCACCAGCCGGTCCTGCGCGCCCCACGCGGCCTGATTGTAGCGCTGCACTTCGGTCAGCGGCACGGCACGTGCCATGGGTTACTCCGCGTGTATGGTTGCCTGCGATTCCTGCATGATCACCGACTCAGAGCCCCAAACGCCGCTCGTCCACCGGCTCCGGCGTGGGCTCCGGCGGCAGGCTGGCGTTGTATGCCTCGCGAGCAGCCGTGATGCCAGCATCCACCGTGGCGGTCTTGTACTGCACTTGGTACGACAGCGCCGCGTTCGCCATCACGAACTGGCAGTACTCGGCATCCGTGGCGAACGGCCCCGGCGCGGCGTTGTCGGTGTCGATGGTGACGATCATGCGGCATCCTCCTTCGCGGTGCTGGTCTTCGTTTCTGCGTCGATGGCCGTCTGAATCTTGATGGCGAGGGGCAGCGCCGCCTGTGCGATCTCAAGCCCGCCGCTCTTGGTGGCGATGTCCAGCAGGCCGACGAGGGCCTGCGCTTCGGTGACGGTGAAGTCGAGGGTCATGGGTGTGTGGTCAGAGGTTACGTCAGCGCAGCGGTCCAGATCCAGCCGCCGTCGTAAACGCCGAGCTTGTTGTTGGTGCTGTCAAAGATCAGCGCCACTTGTCCGGTGGGAATGTCCGCCGGGACGCCCGTGGCAATCCCCGCGCACGACGGAATCATGATGTGACCGCGCGTAGCTGTGGTTGCCAACGCTGCGGTGCCGAACGCAAGGTTGCCACGCGTACCAGTTCCAGCGCCTTCGGTCGCAACAATCACCGTGCTGTTGGACCAGTTCAGCGACAGTCGTTCGTGGTTGCTTGCGTCGGTGAAGGTGCGGTAGACACGGAACGTCTGCGCGGTGGTGCCAGTGCGAAGCGCCAGCACGCTCGCGGCGTCACGGAACAGCGTGACATCGAAAGCGGTGGTAACGGGACTGCCACTTGCCCACCCAAACGCAATGCCAGAAGCAAGGCGAGCAACCGTCGTGTTGAAAAAATTGACCGAGACCAAGTTCGAGCCAAAAAACCCAAACCCGTCTTGAGTTGGCCAGAAATCCACGCCACCACGAATAGTGGTAGATCCGGTGTCCTTGAAAATCAGCGCGTACTGACCGCCATGAAAGTTGATTTGCCCGGTGTTGTACACGGCAAACCGAGAAACTCCGCCGCGTTGAAGATCCAACAGAAACGAACCGTTAGCACTCGCGGTTTCGGTGACGTTGAGCTTGATGCCCGTGAACACAACGGCCGCGTTGTTCCACGTCTGCGTCAGGTTGAGGACGGGCGCGTCGGCGGTGATGGTGCCGCTCGCTGCTTGGAGACGTGCCACGATGCCGAGGCTTGTCGCAGCCGCTGCGATGTCAGCGCCGGTGATCTTGCGGTTGTCGCCAGCGCGGGCGACGACGTACTCGTCCGTCGCTTGGGACGCGCCCCCGGCGGTGAGTGCGGAAATCTTGGTTGCGGGCATGGCTTACGTCTCCATGATCAGCACGTCGCTGTCGGTGCTGCCGGTTTCGAGTTGGATGCCGTTGTTGTTCTCCAGCAGCAGCGCCGTGGCCGGCAATCCGCCGCCCCCACCTCCGCCTGCGCGCTTCACTCGACGGCGAAAAATGATGGCCGCCAAAACAGGTGACATGCTCATGCGTCACAAGCTGCGACCGACGCCGTAGTTTCCGCTATCCGTCGGACTGTCGCCGCGCCGTGTTGTCGTCGTGTCGTGCGGCCACGCGCGCTATAAGCCAAGCAGCGCCTGCTGGGCCGCGTTCTGCGGGACGTTCCGCAGCGCGCGAGGGTAAGGGAAGGGCACCGCGTCCGCGAACGGCAGAAAGGCGTTCAGGCGGTACGCAGTGCCCCCGTTGCACGTCGCCTGCGTCCGCGTCTCCTCGGTGTGCGGGTGCTTCGTCCACCGTCCGCGCTCGTCGCTCACGCGCCACACGTAGGCAGTGGCGTCGGGGCGAAGGTAGATGATCAGCACCAGCGGAACCGCCAGCCCCTCGGCCAGCGCCTTGCCCCGGTACAGCTTCTCGTAGGTGATCAGCAGCGAGTCGCCCCACTTGGTCCGCGCGATCTCGGCGCGCCGATCCTCGCGCACCTTGCACTCCGCCAGCGCGTGGAGGCGGCCGTCCTTAAGAAAAGCCCCGTCCACCGTCGCGGGGCGGTCCTCCGGGGTGGGGGCCCACACCATCCCCTTGCGGGCGGCGATGGCATCGGCCACGCGGTGCGCAGTCGCGTTCGCCTCCATCCCGCGCGGGGTAAGCACCTCCAGCCGGCTGGGCGCTACCACCCGAACTGGCCGTCCGCGCCGGCAGGGCGCTGCTCGTACTGCACCGTCCAGCCGCTGCGGTTCCGCTCCACCTCCGGGCTGAACGGGTCCACCACGTCGTCGCGGCCGTCGGTCACGTTGTTGCGCTGGGTGCGCCGAATCGGCTCCACCACCTCCGTCCCGACGTTCACCAGCCCGTACCGCCATGCGTCGGCCGCGTCGTCGCCGTTCAGGCCCCGGTCGTCCGCGTCCCGCTTGGCCGGCACATCAAAGTTCAAGGGGTCGGGGACCAGCTTGGACAGCTCGTCGATGGCGCGGCGGTTCCCCGGGGTGTCGTTCACCTGCAGCGTGACCACCCCGGACGCGCGGGCCAGCAGCCGCCGCATCGCCTTGGCCCCGGCCGCCCGGTCGATGTTCGCCTTGCCGAGACTGATCCCGTAGCGGTCGAACACGTCCGCCACCGTCTCGGCGGCCGCCACGTGGGCCATGCGCTTGGCGAAGGCGTCGTGGCCGGCGTAGACCGTGCGAAGGCACCGAGGGTCCGCGTTGCCCCTCATGTCCGCCGCCTGCTCCTCGTCCTGATAGCGGCGCATGAAGGTGGTGTCCAGCACCGTCACCACGTTGCCCACCCGGGCGAACTGCACGTAAACGGCGGGGTGAGAGTACCCCCAGTCGTAGGCGCCCCAGAACTCGGCCCAGTCGGGGAGCTGCCACACCTTGCCATCCCGGGGGACGGTGACCCACAGCCGGTCCGAATCCTCGAAAAGCTCGGGGTAGAACCGCCCGCCGCCCGCCACCAGCAGCGCGTCCAGCTCCTGCTGCGCGGTCGCGGAGCCCGGGGGGTACTGCGAGCGCAGAACCGCCACGTCCTCAGCGCTCAGGGTGGGGTTGTCCTCCGTGCGGTTGTGGAAGGCGGCCCACTCCGCCTTGCCGGCCTCCGCCTCCTCGGCCAGCAGGTTGAACCAGCTCGGCACCCGCTTCTGCTGGTTGCCGTCGTGGCCGCCGTTGGGGGAGCTGATGACCAGCAGCCAGCCGCCCCGGTCCAGCAGGGTTGGGAGGATGACGGCGCCCAGCGCGTACTCAAGGTCGAGGTGGGCCGCCTCGTCCACGATGACCCCGTCGAGGCGCCGGCCACGGATGCCGTCGATGGCCTCGGCGGAGCGGAGCTCGAGGGAGCCCAGCCCCTGCACCTCCACCCGCCGCTCGCTGCGGTTAACGGTGACCCCGGGGCGGCCGTCAAAGCGGGGCAGGATCTCCTCCCGCCAGATGGCCGCGCTCTGGGGGTAGTCGGGTGACAGCCAGACGATGTCCCCCCCCTGCAGGAGCCCGCGTAAAGCCGGCTGGCCGGCCTTCCGGGGCCCGTGGCCGTCCACCCCTGCCAGCAGGGCCGCGCGGCTCTTCCCGGTCCGCCGGCCTGCCCGCCACAGCTTGAACCGCGCGGGGTGGTTCAGGACCGGCACCTGATGCGCCAGCGGGCGGGGGAGGTAGAGGACGTTTGCGTCCGAGGCGGTAAGCACCTACCGCCCCCCCTCATCCCGCCGCACCACCTCGAGCTGCAGGGTCGCGTCGAGCGCCTGCCGCTCCTTGCCAAAGCCCCGCTCGTCCGCCCACGCCAGCACGCGGTGAAACGCCGGGTGGCCCGGATCCGCGAGGATGGCCGTGATGGCGGCCCGGGTGCTGTCCGTGTCCACAATGGAGCGCAGCCACGCCTTCCACTCCTCGAGGGGCCGGCCAGCCGCAGCCGCCCGGGGCGCGGGCGCGGGGCTCCACTCCCGGCCGGGGGCGTTCCTCGCTGAGGCGGCCGTCGCCTTGGCCGTCGAGGCGACCTGCCGACCGCCAACAGGCCCTGCAACGACAACGGCCGCTGCGGCCTCTGGCTGCCCCGTAGCGGCCACGGGGGGCGGGGGCAGCACCCCAACCTTCGGCTGCGCCCGTTCGCGGCTCCTGCGGGCCCTTGTGGGGCGCGAGGCGCGGTCCTTCTCGATGGCAGCTTTCAATACGGCGCGTGGATTCATGCGAGTAGAGTAGGTCAGTTCCCTACCCGTCCGGTAGAGTAGACCCCTTGACGGGTAGGCTTTCCTGCCCTAGATTGTCCTGTGTCGCCCACGCGGTTTCACGTGAAACACCACCCGCCTCGAGGATCCCTTCCATGACCAACGCCGCCACGACCTCCGCCCGCACCGCCCGCACCGCCAAGTTCCTCGACGAGGCCGCCGCCGCGCTGCGCGACGAGCGGAACGCCCGGAAGACGCTCGCCAAGGAGCTGCTCCGTCAGGCCAAGGCCGACCGCCGCGCGGCCGCGTACCTGCGCGCCACGGCTGCCAGCGCGATCAACCCGGAGGCCAACCTGCTCTCCGCGTGCCTCTACATCGAGGACGCGCTGCGCAAGGAGGAGCGCGCGGCCAAGACGCTGGGGTGGGCCGCCGTCGCCTAACCACCGCCCGGGGGCCGGCCCACCACCGGCCCCCACTATTCTACCGAAAATGTTAGGTAGACTACTTGACGGGTAGGATTCCCGACGCTAAGATGTACTTGTCACCCGCGCAGTACTGGACCCCAACCGTTCACTGACGCCCGCCATGACCAACGCCACCGCCCCCGCCGCCATCGTCCTCCCCGAGTTCACCGAGCAGAAGATTGCCCAGCTCAACGCCGACCTGAACCGCCACCACGCCCTGTGCGCGAGCTTCAGCCTCAAGGCGGCACGGGCGCGCCGCGCGGGCCACGAGCTCGAAGCGCTGATGTGGACCAACACCGCAAAGATCCACGCCAACCTGATGGAGCACGCCCAGAAGGATCTCCGCGCGACCCTCGCGGACGTGACCCGGATCTACGGCGTCAACCTCTGACACCCCCCACGGGGGCGGCACCCCGCCGCCCCCACCACCCTCCCCTCTAATCCGGAGTCACCATGTCCGTTCGCAATCGCAACTACGTCTTCGGTGGGTTGGTCCTGCTCTCGGGCAACAACGTCACCGGCTGGGAAGTCTTCAACTTCCTCACCGGGTTGCAGGTGGGTGAGACGTACAAGACATACGAGAAGGCCGCTCAAGCGGCGAAGGGACTGGCCCGCGATCTCAAGGGCAAGTTCCAGTACTGAGCCTCTCCCCGGGGGCGGCACCCCGCCGCCCCCGCCACCCTCTCCGAGACGCCCGCCATGCCCGCCACCACCGACCTGTACGCTGGCCGCACGCCCCGCCCCGCAACACGCCCCCGTCCATGGCGCCAACAAATTGCCGTCGCCCCCTCCATCCGCATGGCCGTGTACTACGACCGCGCGACCCAATCGTGGTGGGCTTACTACCTCGACACCCGGACCGGCGACCAGCTCGGGGACGCGTGGTTCGGCGCCACGCGCGACGAGGTGCTGGTGTTCCGCCCCGACACGCCGGCGCTGCCCGCCGAGGCGGCGCTGTGAGCCCCGTGGAGGCCGCGTTCAGCCCCGGGGTAGCCCGGGGCCTTGCCGAGGCCGGCGCGCGGCTGCTGGGGGCCGTGGAGGGGCCGTGCGACCCCACGGCGCCGGTGGACTTCGTGCCCGTGACGCTGGGGTGGCTGGTGGAGGTGGGGGGCCGGCGGCGGGTGCTGTCCCGGCTGCAGGTGCTGGCGCTGGCCGGCGCCTAAGCCACCGCCCCGGTAAAAAAAGTTCAGGAAATGTTGGCTAGGGTACTTGACGGGTAGGCTTCCCGACGTATATTCCACCTTGTCACCGCTGCAGTACTCAACCCACCGCAAGAGGATCCCGCCATGACCGCTGCCATCACGTACACCGCCCGCGTCGAAGAGTCCACGATCCGCTCGGATGCTCGCGGGTTCGGCATCACCGACAAGTACGGCCGCGAGATCGGCGTGCTTCGCACGATTGTCCGGGTGGTTTACGAGGTCAGCAGCGACCCCAAGCGCAACTGCTGCTCCGATCCGGCTGGCACTTGGTTTGAGGTGCACGTGCGGCAGACGCGCGCCGGCCGTTGCCACGGCCCCCTCCAGCACCCGCGCACGTTTGCCACTCTCGACGAGGCAGAGGTCTACGCCATCAACGCCACTGAGCAGCGCCGCAAGTCCTACACGAAGCAGTTCGCCGCCTGAACCACCACCACCGGGGCCGGCACCACCGCCGGCCCCCCACCCCCCCACTGAGGATCCCGCCATGACCGCGACCGCGACCTACACCCGCAAGACCAACGTGCAGACCTACGCCAACGAGTTCATGCGGTTCGAGGACATCCGCGACGCGCGGGGCCGAGTGCTGGGGCTCTACGTGAACGTGCACGGCGCCGAGCACGTGGCGGTCGCTGACTACGGCTGCTGGGACGCGCCGGCCGGCACGTGGTACTACGTCCGGGTGCAGCAGACGCGCAACGGCCGCGACTTCGGCGCCCACCAGTACCCCACCCGCTTCGCCACCCTCGAGGAGGCGTGGGCGCACGCCTACAAGACCATCGGGCGGCGCCGCAAGGCCTACCTCAAGCAGTTCGCCGCCTGACCACGACCGCCGGGGCTGGACGCCACCAGCCCCGGCACCACCACCACCGGAGACAACGACCATGCCAAGCCCTACCCGTCGTGCCCGCGTCATCGCCCGCTACCTTCACGCCCGCGCCAACTGGGAAGAGGCCAACCGGGCGCTGGCGGCGGCTCCCCGCGCTCCCCGGGCGTACCGTGCAGCGCTGGACGCCGAGCGGGCCGCGTGGCGCGTGTTGTTCGCCGCCGATCAGGCGCTGGGCATCACGGTGACTGACGCCGAGAAACTGGCAATCGGGCGGGCCTACGTGGAGGCGCACGCATGAGCTGGCGCCGGCACATCCAGCACCAACCCCACCCCACCGACACCAACCGCACGCTGGGGGGCCGCTGGCGCACCGCCTGCGGCCGCTGGGCCGGGATCCGGGGTTTCGCGGTCCTGACCGGATCCGAGCCCTGCCCCAAGTGCGCCGTCGCTCTCCTCATCCACGACACGGCGGCGCCCAGCCGCCCGGAGGCCCCATGAATCGCGACTTCTGGCTGATGTTCACCCTGTTCGTGCTGGCCGGCGCCGGCTTCTACGCCGTCCTCAACCTCCTCTTTGACTGGCTCGAGGAGGTGGTGGGCGGGTGGTGGTTCCGGCGGCAGTGCCGGCGCTACGTGTCGGAGATCATGCGGGAGCGGGTGTGGCGTCACCGGGAGTGGCGCTGATGTCGGACGCCAGCAAGCTCACGCTTCCCATACGCTTCCTGCTTGCGACCCCGGAGGGCCGCGAGCACGGCGTGCGGAGCTTTGAGATCGCGGCGGTGGCGGGGGCGCGGCTCCACCAGCCGTCCATGTCCGAGCTCTTGCGCAAGGGGCTCATCGAGCGGGAGATGGTGCCGTGCGGCACCCAGCGCTTCTTCCTGTACTGGCGGACACCCAAGGGGACCGCGCTGGCGGATGCCCACCTCAACGATGAGGCGCAGCGGCCGACGGTGCACGAACAAAAGGAGAACGGGCCCGCCGTCACCCGGGCGGACATCGCCTACCGCGCCACCTTGCGCGCCTTCGGGCTGCCGGAGTGCTCGGTGGCAAAGCCCCGCCCGCCGGAGCTGTGCGCGCTCCCCCGTGCGCAGCGCGACGCCTTCGAGGCCGCGTGGACGGAGGCGCTGTACGCCGCCGCCGAGGCCGCCGGCGAGCCCGTCGCGCGGCACAAGGAGCCCTCCGCCCAGTCCACCCGCATGGCGGGCGCGATGGCCGGCAAGCTGGGCGCCTACCAGCGCGCCCACCCCGTGCCGTAGGCTATTCGACGCGACGAAGCAACAGGTGCAGCGAGGGCGGGGCCTTCCGTGTCAGGAGCTGATGCGGAAGGCCTTGCCACGTCAGGTGCCGTCGCCCGTCGTCCTCGAGGTAGCCGCGCCGCACCAGCCAGTCGAGCGGCCATTTGAGGCGCGCCATCGCGTTGTCGTGGTCCATGTGGTTCCCCAGCACCAGCAGCGCCTCCACCTCTCCGTGCCTCCACGGCTCCATTGGCGGCCCGGGGAGATGCTGCACCATGAGCAACGAGTCCAGCAGCCGCACGTAGCGCGCCTGCTCTGCGTGCTTGACCCGCCAGTGCATCCGGGCGTTGGCGAGGTTCGGTGGCAGCGGGAGGTGGAAGAGCAGCACCTCGTCGTCCGGGCTGCCGTGCGGCCAGTGCGCCGCCAGCGACGGCGGCACCGTCCGCACCTCGGGGAGCGGCGCATCATGCCCCGGCACCCACAGCGGCGCCTTCTCGCGCGCCTTCTGCCGCACGCGCGCCCGCACCAGCTCGCGCACGGGCTTGCGGGGGCTCACGACGCGCGCCGCCGGGTCATCCACCTTGCGCTCCGCTCCCATGCTTCCTGCGCCAGCCCCCACGCGCCCATGGCGATGAACGCCAGCCCAAAGCCGGTAACGGTGCCAAGGAGCCACCACTGCCCCTCGGTGAACGTGATGGTGACAAGCTGGTGCATGTCAGGCGTCCTCGAAGAAATGGATGGTGTCCTGCCGCTTGATGCGGGGCAGCGCGTCCCCGACGGTGAAGCTCTTCTCGGTGACGACGAAGCGGTCCTGCGGCAGCAGCACGTAGTGGCCTGCGTGGTGCTCGATGATCCAGAGGTGCTTGTGCTGCTCGGGGCGCGCGCTGTAGCCGTCGCCCATGTGATCGAACAGGAAACGCAGGGTGCCGGTCTCGCCCATGCGCTGGTGGTGGTCATCAAGGATCTCGCACGCGAGCCCGGAGAGGTAGGGCGGCTGCGCGACCTCGACGGTGTCGCCGTAGCAGTCCCAGAGGCCGCACTCCCAGTGGTGCACCTCCTGCGTGGCGGTCGGTGAGCTGCGGAGCGCGTGCAGCGGCAGGTCCACCACGAGCGCGCCGAACTCGAGGAGGACGTGGCACGTGATCGCACGGCCGTGCGTGGCCGCGACGCCCCACCACACGGCGGGGATGAGCGCGTCGCTGTGCGGCTCCTGCAGGACGCACGAGGGGACGACCCACACGTACTGGTGCTGCGGGAGGGAGACGTTGTGGCCGCGCGTCATCGCCGCATCTCCATCGTTACGTCCAGCGCCGCCAGCGTGTGACGCAACGACGCCTGCAGCGCCGCAGTCAACTGCCGGTCATGCTGCGCTTGAATCTCCAGCGCGGCGATGCGCTGCTGCGCTGCGACCAGACGCTCCGTCTCGGCGCGCGGCGCGGTGGGATGCAGCGGCGTGAGCTGCAGCGCCGCGTGAGACGACGCCAAGGCGTTGTGCTCTTTCTGCAGCGTCTCCAGCTTGTCCAGCGCAGCGTCTCGCTGTTCGGCGCACACCTTCAACCGCTCCATGATCTCGCTGATCGTGCGCGACTGGCTATGGATCACTCCGGCTTCACTTATCTCTTCCATCACTTGCTCCGTTCGCTGGGGTGAAGTTCAACAAAATGAAGGCTGGCCCGGTTGGCGTAGCCGTTGTGCAGCGTGCGTGACGTGTGGTACATCGCCGCCCACTCCTCCGCCGTCATCGGCTCCGGCAGCCCGCCCGCCTCAGCCTCCTCGCGGGTCAGGCGGCGACGGGCCGTGCCCGTGCCGGTGGGGATGCGGTCACCGGAGCGGATCATAGCGCCACCTGCTCGCGCTTGATGGTGTAGCCGTCATGCTCTGCCTCAATCGCAACGCGTCTCCAGTCTGAGGTTTCGTTTTCGCACCAGATCTTGAGGGGCCCGAACGCCGCCGCTGGCAGCCTGCCCCCAAAAAAAGCATCGACAAGCGCGGTGTTGTAGCTAGAAACGCTCATCCCGATCACGCGCCCTTGCGGGTCGCGCACGATGTAGGCTTCGATCATGCTGCCTCCTCCTCGGCCTCAAGGGCCAGCCACAGCGCGGCGAGGGCGCGCGCTTCGGGTTCGGTGCCATACGGATATGCAAGGCCTCGTCCTATATGTTGCTCAAGGCGCTCGCGCATCTTTACAGAGAGTGGACGGTCTATCTGAGATTGGAGGTATAGCTTGTGCGCGTCATAGCACAGCTCAAGCCT